AAGATTAAAATGTGGTCATCAAACCTCACCTAATATTGGTGGGGTTTTTTCTTTACGCTACAATAAAACTAAATTACCTTATCAATCGTGGCAGCTACCATAAATGCAACTGTAAAAGGAGAAAATGCTAATAGCTATGTCACATTGGCAGAAGCTAATACTTATTTTGAAACCGTACCAGATTCGAGTACTTGGACAAATAAAACAGACGATCAAAAAAATAGATCATTAATATCAGCTACAAGATGGATTGATAGCTTTGTTTTTTATGGAGATAGATGTGATGATGGTCAGGCATTAAAGTTTCCAAGAAATAATTACCAAGTAGATGGAGTAGAGCTATCGTGTAGCACGATTCCATTAAACATAAAATATGCACAATATGAATTAGCTAGAGCTTTAGCAAATGATACCGATGCTATTACAGGAACTACTGGTAAAGATGGTAATTTTTCTGAAGTACAGTTAGGAGATCTTCAAGTTAAATACAATACCGATAGTCAAGGAACGGGTTCTATAAATAACATTCTTGATGTTTACCCGTGGCTACAAAGTTATCTTGGAGCATATATGTTAGGTGGAGCAGGAAGTTTTCAGATGAGGGTAGTTAGAGGATAATGGCAGGACAACTAGATAGCTTATTTAAAAGCGTTGCTAAAAGTGTAGTCGCAACTTTAGGAGATTCCTTAGATCATAGTATTACCTATACAAAAAAAGGCATATCTAGTTATAACGTAGAAACAGGAGAACAAATAACTATAGATACAACATATTCAGATATAAAAGTACCAATATCTTTTGTTAAGGCAGAAGAAGAAACTGGTCAAGAGATGAGATTAGCAAAATTATACATAACACCTGATCTTATTGGTAGTAATCAAGTAGATATGGACGATGAAATTACATTAAGTTTTGGTGGATCTAATAGAGTTGCACAAATTGTTAATATTGACACAAAAAAAGGTGGACAGACTTATTTATTTATTGTTTTGGTGCGATTCTAATGGCAGTAAGACGTTTTAGAGATTTACCAAAAGATTTAGATAAAAAAATTAGTAGAGATTTCAATAATCTAATAAAAGATGTTCATAGTGAATTAACAAGTGAACAAAATATGCCAGTATGGACAGGATTCTTTGCCTCTAGCTGGAAGGCATCGAATACTCCTGTTCAACCAGATCAAGATGTAATGGGTCATCAACCCTGGGCATCAATAAAACAGGAAGTTTTTGAAGGATTTAAATTAACGAAACAAAGCATAAGACCAGAAAATCCTGTAGTTCAGCCAAGATTTCCTGTAGGAGAAGGTGAAAGAATATTTAATTATAGAAAAGGAGTTTTTATTGGAAATAGAGCTAACTATTCTGAATATGTTTTAGAAAGTGGAGAAATACAAAATTTTGTTCAAGGTCAGCTAGGTCGTTTAATAAAAGAAAATATGTCAGATAAAGGTAAGATATTTATAGGAGGAAAAGTATCTGACAAGACATCAGGTACTATATACACAGGATTTGAAGCATGACTTTAGTAAATACCAGAGCAGCATTTGAAAAAGCAGTGACAGACAAGGTTTCAGACGTTGATCCTACTGTCACAATGGTTTATGATAATGTGCATTTTACGACTCCTGGAAAAACTAAAAAGTATATTTTGATGAGTCTGAACTTTACTCAGTCAACTTTACAAAATCAGGGAGCAGCTTCAGATTATTATGCTGGTGTTATTCAATGCAATGTTTACGTTCCAAAATCAAAAGGTACTTCAGTTTTATCTGAAATATGTGAAGCGGTAATTGATGGTCTTACTTCTGTTAATGCTTCTGGATATACAGATACCTTTAGTTGTAAACCTAGAGTATTAGATATTAATGGTCCAACTCCGTTGGAAATAGAGGATAGAAGTCATTTCATTGGAATAATATCTTGTCAATTTTCAGCAAACGCCTAGTATAATAAATTTATGGAAGCAATAGAACTTCTCAAGAACAAATTTGGTGTTCAACAAAAATATTTGTATGAATTGAAAGACGGTGATGTGACAGTTTTAGAAATTTACTGGAATCCATTAACTATTGCAGAAAGAGAATCAATCGTTGCAAAATCTGGAGATGCAGGAACTAATGATGATTTTGCTTTGAATCTTATGATTACAAAAGCATTAGATAAAAATGGTCAAAGATTATTTCAAGATGGTCACAAAGCATCTTTACGAAGAGAGGTAAATGCAACCACTTTGCAGGATATTCAACTTGCAATGTTGAACTCTGGTTCTGAATACAAAGTGGAGGAAGCGAAAGCAACTTTAAAAAGCTAGAAACGATTGGTTTTTTATCTTTTTTTTAGCGTCAGAACTAGGAATGACAATAAAAGAACTTACCAGTAAATTAACGCAAGAAGAATATATAAATTGGCTTGCTTATTATGAGTTAAAAAAAGAATACGAAGATAAAGCCTATGAAGATGCGAAGAAAAAATCACAAGCAAGAAAACGCTAAAAGCGGTACACTAAAATAAAGTTTTCTTTTTGCTGTGGCCGATTACGGTGTAAATATAAATTTAAGAGTAAAAGGTCAATCTGGTCTTGATAGATTACAGGCAAAAGTAAAAGAATTAAGTGCCAGTATAGATAAGATGCGTGGCATAGATATAATGAATCCTCGTAATACAGGGGGTAGAGGAGGAAGAGGTGCTCGTAATGAAATAAGAAAATATAGACAAGACATGGAAGCTCTTGTTAAGTCAGTTAATAATTCTAAATCAGTTTTTGGTAAAACAGCTAATCAGCAGATAGCAGCAGCAGACGCTTTACAAGAATATGCAAACCAATTAATAATCGGAACAAAAGCACATAAAGCAGCTACAAGTGCAACTGAAAAACAAATTAGAGCTATAGATGCAGAAAGTACTGCAATAGCTAAAAACAATGAAATGAGAAGAAAGAATAAGGATCTTGCAAACAGAATCGGTGGAGGTAATCAATTCCGTGGAGGAATGAACCCGAAAGGAAACAAAGCAGCATTAACAAGTGGACTTATTTCTGGTGCGTTTCCATTGTTATTTGGACAAGGGCCACTTGGAGGTGCTGCTGGTTTTGCTGGTGGTTTTGCAGGAACTAAAATTGCAGGTCAGATGGGAGGTTTTGCAGGAGGTCTTGTTGCTACTGCTGTTCTTCAACAACTTACAACTGCAAAAGAAAAATTAGAAGAGTTAGGAAAAGCAGTTACCTTCTTTTCTTTTGATGTTGGTGTTGCTACAAAAGCACTCGGCCTTGCAGGAACACCTCAAGCAGAATATATAAAACTAATAGAAAAATCACAAGGTAAACAAGCTGCATTTAACTTGGTTATGGAAGATATGGAACAATTAGTTGGAGAAGATGGAGTAAAAGCATTACAAGATTTTGCAGAGGGAACTAGAGAACTTCAAAGTGAGATAACAAGATTCTTAACAGAAGTCGCAGCGAATGTTGCAAAATTATTTGCAGGAGGAGATGGTAGTGGGAGAGTTACTGGTTTATCAAGAAGAAGTTTATTAAAAGATGCTTTAACAAGTGATAATACTGAGATACAGGATTTAATAGCAAAAAGAGATAAAACAAAAAATAGAAATGTAAAAGAAAGAATTAACCAGCAAATACTTGCATTAATGCAAACACAAAAAGAAAATGAAAAAAATTTAGATTTGGAAAAGTTAAGGGAAGAACAATATAGGGGAATAACTAAATCTGTTACAGACAAAAATCTTTTCTTAAATGAATCTCTTACTTTAGGAACAAGAGAAGCTGAAATTCAAGAAAAACTTAGAGAATTTGATAGAAAAGCTCTTGAATTTGATAAAGAAATAAATAAACAAGAAAGAGATCAATTTGAAAATGCTTTGCGTTTACAGCAAGAACTTGAACGTGTAAATAGTTTATATCAGGGCATTGCAAGCACAGTTCAATCAGGTCTTGTTGATGCAATCGAAGGTGCGATAAACGGAACTAAGACTCTTGGTGATGTAGCTCGTAGTGTATTTAGCTCAATTCAAAGACAATTAATTGATTTTGGTGTGACTTCTTTTTTACGATCAATTCCTGGAATCGGAGGATTTTTTGCAAATGGTGGTAAACCTCCTGTAGGAAAGCCTTCAATCGTAGGAGAAAGAGGGCCAGAACTTTTTGTTCCTAACAGTGCAGGAACTATAATTCCGAACCATGATTTAGGTGGCATGGGTGGCTCAACAAATATAGTTGTAAATGTAGATGCTTCTGGTTCTGCTGTTGAAGGAGATCAAGAAGAAGCAAGAGAACTTGGCCTTCTTATTTCTGCTGCTGTACAATCTGAAATAATACAGCAACAAAGACCAGGAGGATTACTTGCATAATGGCTACCTTTCCTTCAATAAAACCTACATACGGACAACAAAAAAGATCTGCACCATTTACTAGAACAGTTCGTTTTGCTGATGGGTATGAACATAGAGTTTTATTTGGATTAGCTCAACATCAAAATCCAAAAATTTTTAGTTTTACTTATAACGTATCAGAAACAGAAGCAGATACAATAGAAGCTTTTTTGGATGCCAGAGCAAATGATACTAATAGTTTTGACTTTCCTGCGGATTACTTACCTGGAGAAACTGCTTCAAATTTTAAATTTGTTTGCGAAAACTGGACTAAATCAATACCATACAAAAATAGGGCTACTATTCAGGCAACTTTTAGACAAGTATTTGAACCTGCTGTGTAATGACAACTGTTTGGTCTGCTAGTGCAAGTTTATCTGTAGGTGCAATAGTCGCACCAACATCTGCTAATCATGGTTTATTTTTTAAAGTTACTACAGGAGGAACTACAGGATCTAGTGAACCAAATTGGGCTAGTGTTGTAGGTCAAACTGTTTATGATAATAATGTTAGGTATGTCTCTTTTAGTAGTACATTTGCAGATATTCAATCTTTAAATCCATCAGCAATTATTGAACTATTTCAACTTCATTTAGATTCAACTTTGCATGGTTTAAGTACAATATATTACTTTCATGCAGGAAGTAATTTAGATGCAAATGGCAAAATAAAATGGAAAGGACAAGAATATTTTAGATACCCAGTACAAGCAACAGGATTTGCTTTTCAAAGAGGACAATTACCTCGTCCAAAGCTAGTTATAAGTAATGCAAAAGGATTGATTTCTTCTTTATTAAATGAAGCAAATAAAATAACAACAGGTAATGATTTAACTGGAGCTAAAGTAATTAGAATAAGAACATTGGCTAAATTTATTGATGCTGATAATTTTGCCGATGGAATAAATGCTACAGCAGATCCCTCCGCAGAATTTCCAAAAGAAATATATTCAATAGATCGTAAAGCAACAGAAACTAGAGAGATTGTTGAATTTGAACTTGCTGCACCTACAGATCTTGCTGGAGTGAGAATTCCTAAACGTCAAGCCACTCGTTCTTTATTTCCTAGTATTGGTACGTTTACACAATGAATTGGCAAGATGATGCGTTGGTTCATGCAAAAAAGCAAGATCCTAAAGAAGCTGTAGGAATTGTTTTAAATATCAGAGGCAAATTAAAATATTATCCTTGCCGAAATCTTGCATTAACAGATCATCAATGTTTTATTTTAGATCCAGAAGACTATATTAAAGCAGATAATATAGGCGAAATTACAGCCATATTTCATAGTCATCCTATAAATCCTCCAACACCTAGTCAAGCAGATAAAGTCAGTTGCGAAGACAGTAATTTACCTTGGTATATTGTTAATCCAAAAACAGAGCAGTGGGCATATTTAGAACCTTCTGGCTATAAACCTCCGTTATTAGGAAGACAATGGGTTTGGGGAATCACTGATTGTTGGAGTTTAGTAAGAGATTGGTATAAAGAAACAAAAAATATAGAACTCAGAGATTGGGATAGACCATTAACACCTCAAGAATTTAATGATAAACCTATGTTTGAAGATTGTGCTTGGAGAACTAATTTTAGAGAATTAAGACCTGATGAAAAACTTGAAAATGGAGATGTTTTGTTAATGAGTATTAT